CCCATGCTCCATTTCTGGTAGATTACCAAGAGGGCCTCCTAGAGACCTGAAAAATAGTTCATATAACCCCACAAACCTCTAGGAACAGAATATGAGATCACATCTGAAAGTCAAAGTGTTCACTCTTGCTGCTGAAATGACATACATCAGACGACAAGAGGAAAAATGGAAAACGCACGCTAAGTTTGCACGTCAAAAACAAAATAAGGCTATATCCCTTGCTTACGCTGAAAGAGCTTTTTGGTCACATCGAGATCACCGATATGCCTTGAAAGAAGACGCCCGAAGCAGCCATCTGGCATATGGCTGTATGCGGGGTATCCCTTATTCAAAGATGGAAAATCTATGCTATGGACCTCTCAAGGGTTATGGCAGCTCTGAGCCAAACTGGAAGCACATTGAAACAATGGTTGAGAAGTTTTCAAAGGATGAAGACTCCCCACAACTATTCATGCAAGCTTTTGCTGAATGGTTGGAAGCTGCTAAAGTTTGGTACGAGGGAAACCCTGAGCGTATTAAGATTTGGCACGCACAGCAAAAACTATTCTATCAGCAACGAGCTGCTGACCCTGTATATCAGCAAGCACTTAAAAGTATCAGGGACAAATTTAAATCCATCGTAGGGATTAAATAAGGATTGGCCTTTCATCTCCCCCGCGTTAGGCCAATAAGGGGGAGGCAGGCATCGAGTGTGGTCACACTACATGGCTAAGGTCTGTCTCCCTACTTCCAGAAAGGAAACTACATGAAACGTTATGCCTTAGCTTTAGCAACGCTAGTGACTCTGATTGTGCCTGCGAAAGCTCAATATTATCCACCCTATGGCAATGGGCCAGACCCACGTGAATGGGGGCCAGATGAACAAAGGCGATACATGCCCCCATGGCCCCGCCGTGGTCCTCAGGTCATACCTTGTATCTTTGAAGGTGATTGTAGAGGGCCACGATACCATAGAGGTGAAGGCCCTTATCCTCTACCTCCATTTCCTCCACGTGAGCGACGTTGGGTAGAGGAGGATGATTAACGTGTTATTTAAGCGTTTAGACAAAGCCAGTGGTAAGGTTTTGAAACATAGTCACCCTTTGCTCATAACGCCACAACAAGCCTATGTCCGGCCCTCACAGGGCCGAGATTGGTTCAGTACAACCACTACCATCTGGCAAGTTGATGAAATCATCAAACGTCGTGTTCGTGATTGGCGTAGATTGACAGGTGAAACTGGCCATAGTGGTACTCGTAATCAAACCTTCAGAACTGACCACCAAAGCCTCTACACAGGGACCCACAGTGTATTCCCAGCCCCACTCATGGAGATGATCATTGTCCGTTACGCTGGCCCACAGGGCAGTCATATTGTTGATGCTTTTGCAGGTGGGCCTCCACGTGGCCTTGTTGCGGCTATCATGGGCCATTCATACACAGGGTTTGAAATCCGTTCTGAACAAATTGAAGAAAATGAAGCTCTTCTCAAAAGATTAAAACTCAAGGGAGTAACTTATGTCAAAGGAGACGGCTGCGTTTTACATACTAATCAGTATTTCGATTGCGCTATTACCTGTCCTCCTTATTTTGATTTGGAAAAGTATAGTGATCAAGACGACGATATCAGCAACCTTGGCAGCTATGCCGAGTTCAATGCTGCCATGTGGCGTTGTGCACAGGCCCATCGAGAGAGAATGAAACCCGGTGCTTTCGTATGTATCATTGTTGGGCTATTCAGGGACAAAAACGGTGAGTTGGTTGATTTCCCTTCTGATACAGTTGAGAACTTCCGTGAAGCAGGTTTCCTGTATTGGCAAAACATCATCCTGTCTAAAAACTTCGCATCAGCAGCAGTACGCGCCAGTAACGCATGGAAAGGGCAGAAGCTTGTACCTCGTCATGAGAATTTACTCATATTTAGGACTCCAGAATGATAAAAGTTACATGGGTGCAGATAATTGTTTTTGGTTTCATTAGTGGAATAGCACAAGCTTTTGCTGAAGCCCTTCTTCATGCATTTGGAGCCCATTAAATGGATAGAGCTGAATTAGTCCAAACACTAGAACTTGTAAAACCCGCCCTAGCCGCTACCAACATGATTCCAATCTTCCAATGTTTTACTTTTACTGGAGGATTTGTATCGTCGTATAACGACACCATAGCTATCTTAGGCCCAGCTGATACTGAAGAATCATTTGGCATCCATGGTAATACCCTACTTGGACTACTATCCAACAGCCATGCTGAAACACTAAACTTATCACTTGAACACGACACAGCAATTCTCAAACTTGGCAAAACTGTCAGTAAACTCCCCTTTCAACCTAAAGAAAATTTCCTTTTCAAGGAACCAAAAGATGATTGGGATTTCAAGCTGCAGGTTACAGAAAGTTTCGTTGAAGCCCTTAGACTATGCTTGGAGACTGTATCGTCAGATACCACACAAGCCGCATTACTGGGCATCACCCTTGAAAACGACTTAATGTATTCCTGCAATGGAGATTGTCTCACCCGCATTAAATTGAAGAACAAAGCCAAGAACAGAGTGTTGCTACCAACAGCCTTTTGTGAAGCTGTAGTTAGGTTATGGTCTTCACTGACTATGACAGGCGGCTTCTTACGCTTTAACACTGATTGGGTATTCGCTGATTTTGGTGCTTGGGCAGTCTATGGGCGTATCCTTGAAATCAGTGAACCAATTGATTTTGTGAAGTTGATTAAAAGCACTGTCCAAGGCGTTCCAATTCAACATCCAGCCATACCCGATGGCTTTTCCGAAGCCTTATCTCGTGCTCGTGTATTAGCTGATCCTGAAAGTCAAAAAACCATCGTTACCGTTACCAAGAATAAGATGATGCTGTTAACTGAAACCCATATGGGTGAAATCAAAGATGATTTCAAACTAGAGGGGCATCCAGACGTGATAGTCAACATTAATGCTAATCATCTACAGAAAGCTTTAGAATCCTGTGAGAAAATAGCCATCCTTGAAAAATGCATTATCCTTGAGGCCCCTGACGTATTTAAACTTGTGAGCAATATGTCATGAACCTTAGCTGGATATGGAAGTGGTGGGTAAAGTCAGAACCCAAGATGCACTCAGGCAAATGTGAGCTGTGCGATAACTATGCATTGATTTTCCTTGATGGGCAACGTCTGCTTTGTTGGGATCATTACGTTGAAGAAATGACAAGAAGGGTGGATTGAAATGCCAATGTATATTTTTTGTCGTTGTTTGAAATGTTCTGAGATAGTGCAACAATTGTATGAAGAACATATTGAACAATTAGAACGTGATCATATGAGGGCCAAATCTGACGATCAGATAATTGTACTTTGTAACAGGTGCACTTTTGAAGAGAAGTCAGAAGCAGTGGCAATAAATAAAGGTAGTTAAAAATGACAACAGATGATTGGGTAGCCAAATTTATTGCAGGGGAATGGATTCCTTTAAAAGAAATTGAGAAGGATAATGCATTAAGAATGCGGCTGCGTGAATATAAAGTAACTTTGTCCGTTAAAAAGCAAGCTGTCAAAATCAAAATATGAGTTTTTTCTTTACTCAAACAAAAGCCAAGCCTACGAGACGTGGAGGCACACCGGCCAAGCTAACGCAGGCCGGTCAAGCGTCTAAAGACAGCCTTAACAGGCTGGGCTGCAAAGCATGTCCGTTAGATAAGACAAACAATTGCACGCCAAAGATGGTACCTGATTTAAATGAACAAACTGATATCTATATTCTTGGAGATCAACCAAATCATGAGGATGATAAAAAAGGCAGACCCTTTACGAGTAAAGTTGGCAAACTACTTACTTCTTTGCTGGATACTAATAGCAATTATTCCTTTGACAATGTTATTCGAGACTTTGACCATGATCACGTTATACCACAATGGGTGGCCATGGAAGCTTGCCGTGGCTTGGTCACGAAATCAATTGAACGTGCAAAACCAAAACTATTACTCGGATTAGGTATTTTACCGTTACAATGGATATTGAAAAGTAGCGACATGATAGGCCTGAGGGGGCGTGTTTTTGCTGTTCAGGTAGGCAGGCATAAGTGTTGGTTCTTGCCCACATACCATCCTCAACATATCATTGACACTGCCTATGACGATTCACAACCTCTTCGTAGCAAACTAGGGCATTGCCTCAAATTTGATGTAGCTCGGGCCATTTCACTAGCAAACAGCTTGCCAACCCCCATAATTGACACGCCACAAGGGGCTAGGACGGGCATACAGCGTTTTAATGGGCGCACCCAAGGTCAACTAGCCCAAGTTTTAAGGCTTATCAGTGAGGCCCGCAAAGCCCCTGAAAAAGCTATTGATTTAGAATGCGACAATTTAAGCCCTTACCAAGCCGGGGCTATTGTCCTGACAATAGCCATTAGCTTTGAAAATACCAATTTTGCTTTTGCCTTAGACCACCCCAAGGCTGGCTGGACACCAGCTGAAAAGCGTTCTCTTAAAGAGGCATTAGGCAACTTACTCACAGATGAAACCATCATCATTGCTCACAATGCCCCTTTTGAATGTGAATGGTTAATTTTTTTACTAGGAAAAGACGTCATTTGGCATGATAACTGGGAATGCACTATGATGCAGTCTCATTTCCTCGATGAACGTCGAGGTAAACGCGGCGGTAACGATGAGCAATTCCAGCCCAACCCGTATCAAGCTTTGGACTTTCTCGTTAGGCAGCACTTCGGGATCGCGTTCAAGGCACTATTCAAGCTTGACCGGAAAAATATGGCCAGAGCCGATCTGGATGAAACGCTACTCTATAACGGTGCGGACACCAAATATACGTTACGTCTTTTCCATAATCAAACTGACCGACTCCGGGCTATGGGATTACATGATGCGTATAGAGAGGCAATGGCGCGTCAACCAACCGTCGCTTTAATGCGGTCAATTGGTATTGATATTGATCGTCAACAAAATAAGGAAATGCAGGCTAGGCTTGGAGGTGAGATTGCAGAAATTGAAAAAAGAATCAAAAATTATCCTGAAGTCCAAGCCTTTATTAAAAAAGAAACAATATTCAACCCTGCATCCCAACATAATGTTATCAAGATATTTAAAGAATACATTAAAGTTGGTAATTCCCTTCTTAATTCAGAAGGAAAAGAAACAGTTGACAAATCAACTTTAACAAAAATTAAACATCCACTTGCCAAGGATATTGAAAACTTTAGAAACAGAAGCAAATTGAAATCAACCTATGTTGATGAATTTGAATACGGCAAAGGTAAGCTTATTTGGCCTGATGGTAAAATCCATCCAGCCGTTAATACTACCTTTGCTGAAACAGGACGCACCTCCTCAGACGAACCAAATCAGCAGAATTGGCCAAAACGAAATGATGCATGGGTACGCAAGCAGCAAGTGCCCCCAAAAGGGTGTGTATTTGTTTCCTTTGACTATGGGCAACTAGAAGGTTGCACAGGGGCTATGTGCTCCAAGGATAAAATCTTCATTAAAGCTTTGTGGGAAGATTATGATATGCATATGGAGTGGGCACAACGTGCCGCATTCCTTCACCCTGCCTACATAGGTGGGAAGCATATGCTCACTGACAAAGCTACAATGAAAACCTTCAGAAGCCTTATAAAGAACAAGCTCGTATTTCCAGCTTTCTTTGGCGCAGCTGAAGATTCAGTTGCAGGATATTTAACCGCTGCTACCGGGGTAGAAGCACCTAAACCAATCATCAGACAACTGTTCACAGAATTCTGGAAATACTTCAGTGGTGTCCATACTTGGCAAAGGAAGCTTGTCAATGACTACTATGAAAACGGTTATGTCGAAAGCCCAACAGGCCGTAGGCATCATTACCCGCTTAGCAGACCACAAGCGATCAATTATCCTATACAATCTGTGGCTTGCGACATTGTTTGTAGAGCTATGGTATCTTTATCTATTCGTGCTGCTGACATGGGTGCTTGGTATTTACATCCTATCATGAACATCCATGATGATTTGACTTTTGCCATCCCTGACAATCCTCAAATATTAGAAGAAGCAATTGAAACCATATACCGGGTAATGTTAAATCCGGGGTATGATTTCATCAACGTGCCCATGTCAGTTGAATGCTCAATCGGTAACAATTGGCTTGAAATGGATGAAATTGGCAAATTCTACAGTCATAAAGATTTATAATCATGTGCCAGAAGTGTGACAAATTCCCAAAATTCAACCGTGAACAAGTTTGGTTCAATTGCGGCTTCTGTAACAAGAGGCTGATGACTGAGTGGGTACCTACCTATTGGGGTGGAGGGATGCTGCACGGAGATTACGTATTAATAGGAGACGTAGTCTTTCATGATCGCCACTCCGGTGATTGTGCAGACTTCTACTTACAGCCACTAACTGATAAATTAGATTATGACATTTATCATGGGTCAGCAGGTACTAATCCACTTAAGGACTTTCAGCCAAAATGATCGATGATCCCTACAAAATTCTTGGTCTTGAAAAAAATGCAACTGAAGCAGAAATAAATGCTGCCTATAGAGAAGCAGCACGCACTGCACACCCTGACGGTGGTGGCTCCACTGATGAATTCGATGAAGTCAAACAAGCACATTTGATCTTGCTTGACCCTGAAAAACGTCGCAGGTTTGACAGAGATGGTGTTGTTGACAATAATAATCCAGACAACACTATTGCTACTGCCATGCAACGCATAACCATGTTCTTTGTTCAGACTATTGAAGCTACTTTAAGTACCCCTCAAAATTTAAGTCTCAATCAATTGGACCTTATCCAAGGTGCTAATACTTTCTTTAATCTTGAAATTGTAAACTGTCATAAACGAATTTGGGAGATGGAAAATCAAATTAAACAATTTGAAAAAGTTCTTAAAAGGTTGAAAACCAAACGTAGTAAAGATGTTATAAAAACTATGCTCGATCATCATGTTTCAATATTAAAAAATAACCTTTTAGCTCAAAGAAATGAAATCGCAATTTATGATGAAGCCAAACTGATCATCAAAGATTATACCTTTGAACAAGAACAAGGTGTCTGGCTCGGAGGGTACTATCGTTGAGCTTGCACACCAAATATCGTCCTGAGACGTTTGATAACGTCTTGGGGCAAATAACAGCTGTCCGATCTTTGAAAAAAGTAATTAAAGATGGACGAGCGCATACATTTTTATTCGTGGGGCCAGCAGGTACAGGCAAAACTACCTTAGCTCGCATTCTAGCTAATGCAGTAGCTGGTAAAGGTGTTGCAAACCTGATTGAATATGACGGCGCATCCAAATCTGGAGCTGAAGATATAAGGGCTTTGGTTACCTCACTCATGTACAGGGCCATAGGTGAAAGTTCTGTCAAATTCGTAATTCTAGATGAATGCCAAAAGCTTTCATCAGCTGCATGGACAGTACTGTTAAAACCAACAGAAGAACCACCGGCACATGTCTATTACGCCTTTTGCACCACTGAGATAGCAAAAGTACCTAAAGCCATCCAAACCCGTTTCCTGCGGTATGATTTAAAGCCGCTAAAAGAAGAACTCATTCTTGAACTACTTATCAAGGTGACAGATGCAGAGCAATTTGAAATTTCAGACGAAATCTTGGAAGCTATTGCTGAAAATTGCAATGGCAGCCCCAGACAAGCGCTCATATTTCTTGAAGAATGCCTTTCATGTACAACAATTGCTGATGCACGCGCGATTATGCGAGATGCTGGGCAAAGTAAGGAAATCATAGACCTCGCACGATGGCTTGTTGCAGGAAAAGGCCTTTCATGGGCCGAAGCTACCAGATACGTGAAAACTCTTGAAGGACAGGAAGCTGAAAGTTGTAGGATAATGTTGTCCAATTACTTTGCTACCGTATTACTAGGAACAAAGGCTGACAAAGTAGCAATACGACTCCTGAGCCTCATTGAGGCTTTCTCAAAACCGTATTATAGCTCTGATAAACTAGCCCCACTTCTCTACTCAATAGGCCTAGCTCTAAATCTGGATGGTTAAATGGACCTATACAAATATCTACTCACTGACCGTCAATGGCGTCGAGAACACCGCATTAGCCATGCAAGGCTAATGCTTAAGGTAGCCAAAAGCCGTGAAGAACGTGAATTTTGGCGTGATGTAATCGAAGCAAATATAGGAGACCAAAATGGCTGACAAAAAAGTACCACCTCTCTTTGAACGTAAAGGAAATATGATTATTATGGATAGGCGAGAACCCCGCATGGGTTACTGTGAGGCTTGTGGAACAATAGACGATCTACGACCTTACGGTCTCAACAATGAAAATATCTGTTTTGATTGTGCAATGAAAAATCCTGACATTACAGATGATCGTATGCGTGAGATGCTTAAAGGGGGTCAATCATGAAAACGATCACAGTCAAAGGGGTACTTGTCCTCGATAAACATACCGGTTCGTATGTCTTGCATGGGGACGGTGACAAAACTGCAGCACAAATGTTCAAACTTCTCACGGACGGTCAAACACCATTATGGCATTTCGACCCCGTTGGTGATGCGGCTCATGCTGTTGAATTTGAAGTAACGATTCCTGAATTAGAGACAGAAGCAGTGGATGATCCCGCTACCGGAACTTAAGCAGCATCTTGCTATTGACAAATCAATTCTTGACGATGAAGTCGTCAGGCAGCCCGTCCTATTCTATACCATAAGTGAAGTGTTAACTGATGCCATTGCCCTGCGTGACGGAGCCAAAGAAGAGCTTGCAGCCGTGGATGCTGAAATGGATTCCATGTGGCGCAAAAGACTATCTAAAAATGATGCCAGAGTCACTGAAAAAATGGTTCAAAACTGTGTTCAATGCAGCAATGAGCATGAGAAAGCCTTTAATGCCTATTTGGAAGCTAAAACTAACGCTGACAAGCTTCTAGCCCTCAAAGAAGCATTTCAACAACGCAGCTATATGCTCCGTGACCTTGTTTCTTTGTATTCATCCAACTATTATGAGGCCTCTTCCATAAAACCTACCAAAGCTACAGAAGCTTCTCACTACAATGCAAACCGCATGCGTATGTCTAATGCGAGGGAAGCTAGAGGCAAATGATGGATACTATAACAATTCTATATCTGATGATCTATGCCGGATGCATCATTTACCTGCTAGGTCATTCATTTATAGCTTCCTTCTTTAGACATAAGGAGGAGTTGATTAAGCGTACAACCCGATATGTGAAAGGTGAGTGGTAATGGCTAAGAAGGAAGAGCGTGGCTTTAGATATCAAAAGCGTGACAAGGAAACGTTGAAAGAGCGGGCGAATATGAAAGGTGGCAATTATGACACCTTCATCAAGCCTAAATATAAACAGTGGAAACCAAAGGAGGGGAAAAACCTTATCCGGATACTTCCACCGACTTGGGATGATGCTCGCCACTATGGCTATGACATTTTTATCAATTTCAATATTGGGGCAGACAACCAATCCTACCTCTCATTGAGTAAACATGAAAAGGGTGATGATCCACTTGTTGAGGCCCGACGTGAGGCTCAAGCTGAGGGCGATAAAGCACTTGCCAAGGCTCTCAACCCATCACGGCGTATCCTTTATTGGATAA